AACAACCCGAATTGGTGTAATTCCTGCAACAATGGAGCCGGATCCATCATGTGATGATGTAAGAAGAATATACACTTCTGTTGGATCATCAATTCCTTTAATATCTATATGATGCGGCATCTTTGCAGTAAGGAATATTCGTTCACCCAATCCAAGAGCTCCGGCTGTTTCAAAAATAGCATCTTCTTCGGTGTCAATAACATTGTCAAAAAATGAAAATACATCTTTATTTTGAACGATGTGATATCTCTTTTGAACTACGCCTAATACATCACCGGTATCTGTACGCATTGTTGCAAAATGCTCTTGAAGTCTTTTAGGGTTTAATACTAATTCGCTTTGTAATGGTGAATCGTATTTATCAATAAATAAAGATTTTAATTTTACTTCAAAATCTAAATGCGCTAATTCAATAGCTTCTGCAGCTGTTTGTGCTCCTGTAACTATTTGTCCTAAATTGTGCCACGGTTTTTCTGTTGAGAAAAAAGACCATTCTTTTTTGCTTTCGTTAAAATTTAAATTGTGTGCCATTGTTTAATATTTATTTATTTTCGTTAATAATAATTTATATTTATTTTATGGATTTTTTATTATTTCTGATTCATGAAATCCATTTAATAATTCATCTACTTCTAAATAACCTACACCTGTAAAATGAGTTCTTGAATCTTCCATATCAGCAGTCCAATCATATTGAAATCTTAATCTTACAAATCCTTTTTTTGAAATTTTAAAATTATTAAATTTATAAAATCCTTTGATATGTTTAGATAATATTTCTGTCATTTCATTAAATGCATTCAAATGATTTTCATCCCATTTTGATTTATCAGGATATTCATATCCTTCATTTTGAAATGTTAATAATGGATAGCTTTTTTGAATCTCCATTATTCTATCATACTGTTCTTGTGTTATTAATGTGATTGTCATAATTTGTTTAAGTTAAGTCTATTTCAAAAAATTTAATATTATTTTCAATGCAGAATTGTCTTGTATTAAATTCCAAATTCTGCATTCCAATAAGTTTTGCAAATTCTTTTAAATAAATTATTTCACCATTATATAAACATTTATAAAATAATCCTGTTTTATAATGCACTATTACAGATTCTATCAACAATAAATCTATTTCAGAATTAAGTTCTTTTTTTTTATAATAAATCATTTTTTAATTCTTTATTTGCTTTATGAATAATTTTTATACTACATTCTTTTCTATAAGCATTTTTACATTGCTCAAAGTATTGTTCTGTTTCAAAATCAAATGATTCTAAACTATTTGCAAATTCCCAAAATTCATCAGATTCATTATTCAAATTCATGATGTTTTGATATTCGATTGTTTCTCGAAGTTCATCAGGAAAATCACTTAAAAAATCATATCCAAATTCATTTGAAAAAATAGTTTCTAATTCAAGAAACTTTTCTTCAAATTTATCATTTAATTTTTCAAGATAAACATTATCATAAACTAAGCAAACCTCATCATAGGAAGAATTTTCGTATAAAAATTTTTTAATTGTAATAAAACAGATATCCTTGAATTTATCAGGTATTAAAATATTTAATTCTTTTTCGATTATTTCATTTAATACTTTTTTTTCTACTTCTCTTTTATTGAAATAATCTCCTTCTCCTAATTGTGCAAATCCTATTGATCCGATTGTGATGTAATCCATAATTCTAATGATTTTTTGAATTTACTAATTTCCATTTCTAAAAATTTACCATTGATTCTAAAACTTATTTTACTTTCTTTTGCTCTTTTATAAGTTTCATCAAATCCTTCAAATGCATCAATATTAATAGAAAAATCATCTACTAAAATATCTATCATTCCAACTTCTTTCCATTTTGATGGTTCCGTTCCTTTTACACCTTGTGTTCTAATTTCCAGCTTTGAATTCATAAACTTTTGAATAATTCAGGATTTGAACTTAAATTGTAAATATATTCTCCACACTGAAGAAGTAACGCATCTTTACCATAAAATTTTTCTCTCATTCCTTTTACATTCCCAGACCGATGAAAGTTTGGATAATTATCTAAATCTAAAATATCTCCTTTTCTAACAGAAATCATTTTAAATTTTTTTCTATTTGTATTATCGTATCCCATTTTATTAATTTTTTAATAGGATTCCAACACAATCATTTCTTTCGTAAGCATGATTGAGCTCTTTTAAATTAGAAACTTCAGTCAATACATTTTCATTATCTAATGAAAATACTTTTTGAGAAGTATGTTTTAAAAGATCAATTGATTGAGGTTTTGATAAAACTAAAAGTTTTTGAAACAAGGTTTGTTTAATGAATTTCATTTGTTTGTTTATTAAGTTTAATAATGATTAATTATTTAAATAATTATTTATTAAATTTTTAATCCTGTTATTTCAAAAAATACATCAGAATCAAAATTTGGTAAATTTTTTAATAATACAATATCATTTTCTCTCGCTTCTTTAAAAGCATTTTCCCAAGATTCTTTGTATGATAAAGTTTTTAAATAGCCATTTGATAGATATGCTTTTGGATTGTTTATTTTTTCATCTTCTGTCATTTCTTCAAATGATATCCATTTTGTTAAAATTAAATTATAAATAAATTGTGGTTTTTTCGATTCATTCCATATTTCAATTGAACAAGGTTTATTAAATACATTAATTAATTTAGGTTGTTCTGAATTAAAATATCCAGAATTCATATTTCCAGAATTCCAATTTCCAGAATTCCGATCTCCAGAATTGAAATCTCCAGAATTCCAATCTCCAGAATTCAAATCTCCAGAATTGAAATCTCCAGAATTGAAATCTCCAGAATTTTTATTTCCAGAATTCCAATCTCCAGAATTCAAATCTCCAGAATTGAAATCTCCAGAATTGAAATCTCCAGAATTTTTATTTCCAGAATTGAAATCTCCAGAATTTTTATTTCCAGAATTCATATTTCCAGAATTCCAATCTCCAGAATTCCAATTTCCAATATTAAATAAATTTGATAAAGATAATCCAAATAATTCTATAGATATTTTATCATTTAATGCATGATTATTTTTAATCCATTTAGCATTTAAACGAACTATCAGTATCAGCTCGTCTAAATTTTTAGATTCTTCAAGTTTTTGAAGCTCAGATTTGCAAGCATTTTTTTCTTTTGCTATTTTTATAGCATAATCTTTAATTTTATTAAATGTTTTCATTTGTTTGTTTTTGGTTTATATAAATTTGATGTTTAATTTGATTTAATATAGTCTGAATGGCTCCAATTCGTTCGGTTAAGCTATCAGCATAACTTTGTAATTCTAATACGTCAGAAGTCCTATAATACCCTTTTGAAGTGGCAATTATGTCCGGCAGTAAAAAAATACGTATGTAGTGAATGATTGCTCTCATACGAGAATCAGATATTTTGATATTGTACTTTGTCAATAAAGCTTTACAAATCTCTTTATTTGTAATTGCTGTATTTTTTCCAACTCTGAATTGAAGACCGGTTTTTACTAAGTTTGCAATATTTATTTCTTGCTCAGTGAGATCATGTGTATATTCCTCAAAATTGTTTATCATTTTAAATTTCTTTATTTAAAAGAATATTCAATTTTTTTTCCATTAAATAAATTGCAAATTCTTCATTTTCAATATGACTTAATAATTCTTTTTTTAAAAGAATAGAAATTTTTTCTTCTAAAGATATTTTTGAATATATTTTACTTTCTATACTAATTTTAAAATAATTATCAAAACATATCTTTTTAATTGCATTAATATTTGATTTTTTATTAAATATATCTTTTTTTAAATTTTCAATTTCTTGTATAAATAATTCTGCTTTCATTTTAAAGTTCGTATTTAAATGT